CGTCGAAGTCATCGCCAGCAGCACGATAAACATCAAAGGTAAGAGTATCATTAGAAAAAGGGTTAGCAGAAGAGGCACGAAGATAAAGATTATTAGCAATAGTTTGGCCCCAGCGTTTAGCTTCATAAACGACATTACTATAAAAAGGAAGTTGAACTTCAGAGGTACCTTCAAGATCTTGAGAAGAAATATAAGTAGCTCCTTGGTCAAAACTAACAGTGTTATAGGTAGGTGTGGGCATTGAAGTTAAATCAGATTGATTTGCATAAGCATAATTAAAAATAAGTTTATTATTAAAATATGAATTAGGAAATTGATGAATAGCATTATGCAGTTTAATACGAAAAGAACCACGAACATAGGCAAAAATGGACATGGCACGTGTAAGAATGTCAACACGAAGAGGGTATTTGGGGGCAAGAGATGGAGTGCCACCAGCTCCTTGAGAAGTAGCTTGTGGAGGAGCATAACTTAACTGTGCGTAGTCAAGTTCGAGAACATCTAAAGGATTATGAGAAGGTGCAGCAGAAAGTTCGAAGATACGAGCATTACGGATAGCATTAGCTGCAGATGAAATATCAGTGGCATTATAGATCTTGCCATTGAGGGAAAGAGGAGAAAAACGTTTAATAATTTGACGAAAAGAAATTATACGTTCACCTGTAGACATCATTTCAGGATCGAGATCAGTAGAAGTAGTGCCATCAGGAATTAAGGAAACAGTTTCGGCCGCAAAGCCGATGTGAGAAACAAGATGAGTAGTCGTTTCAACAGGTGGTTGAATAGTAGTGGATACAGAAACATTTTCCTGAAGAGCAGTTCCAGGACGAGAAAGAATTACATCATCAAGTGTGATAGGGTCCATACCAGGATTAATAGGATGTGCAAAAGAGGTATTTTCATTGCCAGAAACTTCATAAACAATGTGAACATCGTCTGACACAGCATCAGACGCAGCGACTAATTTATTAAGAACAGAAATTACAAGAACACCATTATCACTCTCACGAGCGGTTTCACTAGCTAAAAGTTCAGAAGCAGTTTGAAGTTTGAGCCAAGGTTTAGGATTCATATAAGGAATAACAAAATTAAGAGTACTATTTTCAGCAACCTCCCAAACTACAGAGTATGCCATAGGAACAGTAATATCAAAGTTACCTGGGGTTTCTCCAGGACGCCAAGAAACAAGAAGACGACCAGAATGGAAACGAGTTTTAATACAGCGAAGTTGAATAACAATATCACCACGCCAATAACGAAAATGCGAGGCGACAAAAGAAAGAAAAGTAACATTAGAAACAACATGTGCTTGATATTTATCAGAAGTGGTATTAGTTTTAAGTGTAAGTTGACGACCTAAGTGAGGATTAATTGATAAAGATAACAAATATTCATCAGTATCATTGGTTGTAGACCAAGTAATTGCATTTACATAATTTAAATTTTGAATAATAGTGGAAAAACATAAAGGATCTTTTTCACCAAAGAATTGATATTCTTTGATTTGATTATCAGCATCTAAACCCATATTATTTGAAGTGTCAATACCATTAAAATTAGACATATAACGATTTGGTGCATTTTTAAATTGATCAGTGGTCGCAACAGAAATAGGTTTAGACCACCCAAAATATTCAGCCACATTAGCAAGAGCGCCAGTAACCCAAGAGATGGGACGTGCAAAAGAGCCAATAATAGGGGCATCAGCAAGAACATTAGCAATTTTTGTAGTAGTTTTAAGAATAGTAGTAACAACACCATCCTGTTTAACAGCAGCTTCAGTTTTCTTAGCGTGTGAGGAAATATTAAAATCAATAGAAACAGGTGAAGTCTCAATAGCAGGTGTACGAGGACGATTAGAACAATAATTACAAGGTGGAAAACATGCAGACATACCAAAACAAACAAGACGACCAAGTTCAGCAGAAGTTGGAATTGAAAGTGTACGAAAATTAGGGGGATCTATAGCAGAAAAATGCATAGGAGTAGAAGATCCAATATGACTTTCAAAATGAAAAGTACGTTCAGCGGGGGTACGAGCAGAGCTACGAGCTGTAGCAATACGATGACGCGCACGACTAGAAACATCCATGCTAGCAACATCAGATGATGAAGCTATAGTTTTCAAAGGTGGATTTACAGGACCGGAAGGATGAACACCAGGAATAAATTTAAGAGGAGAATGTTCATGAATAGGTTCATCAGTTGGCCCATAAGGTTGTGCATTTACAAAACGAGCATAAACTGTAACATTATAAGTATCAGCAGCAGCAAAAGTTTCAAGAGGTGAATAAACATCAATAATAAAGGTGCCAATATCTTCAATAGGTGCAACAAGATCAAGAAAACCATGTGGGTGATTAAAAGGTATTGTCAAAAGAGCAGGTTTGTTATCTTCCAGATTAAGAATTTCAGAAAGAAAACCAGAACGACCAGTTAGAGAGTGTTTTTGGGACCACGAAGTAGAATTAGCATTATAAGGAATAGTACAATAAAATGGCACCAGCTTGGAAAGGTTGTGCATTAACATAAACAGAAATTTCAATGTCACCACGAAGATAACGAAAACCAGTAAGTTTATTTGAAGCATTTTTATTATTAATTAAAGAAATTAAAGGAACAGAAGCAACATTTTGACCAAGAACATCGGTCTTAGCAACAGTGAATTTAGCAATACGCATAGGACGAGCTAGAAAGGAAACAACATCATGTTGTTGAATTTCTTTACCCATAAGAGAAATCGGTGTGTGATTTACGGTTAGTTGTGTCTGACTAGAAGACTCATCATCAAGAAATTGATAAGTCTCCTCGACAGATTCAGAATAAGAACTATTTGAAGTATTTAATAATTTGTCAGCAACCCGGTCATTATAGTGCAATTAAGGTTGAGTTAGTCCGAATTAAGTGCACTTCGCGATTCTAATAGCCTATATTTAGAGAGCCACACATTAGTATAGAAGTTAAATAACATCTGCTCTGTTGTCTTATTGGACCGGGCTTTGCTGCTCTCTTTTAATCGCTTTAGAGAGCCCCTAGCCAGAAGACCTTAGATACCCCAACACAGAAGAAGGGATTTGCCAGAGCCAACCCATTTCTGTAATGAGGAACGATAGAAAAGTAAAGGATATACAGGACCTGGAACCATATTATGGTCAAGGCACCACGAATCAATTTTTTTAGTGTATTTGAGGAAAAGTTCCTCCGGATAATGTGATAATTCATAACAACAACTTTCAGTGTAAGATAATAACAATTGATCCCAGGGTTCTCTACTCTTTATGTAATTAAACACAAGAGACAGATTCTCCCAAGGACGAGGTGCATAATAAATACCATCTTCAAAACGAAAAGAACGAGACAAGAAATCAGCTTCATCAAGTGTAATATAAGCAATAGAACCATTTTTCGAAGCATTAGTGAGAGTCATACCAATATGTGCAGTAAAAGCTTCAGTAAATTCAGATAAATCGAGGAAATCAGAACCTCCATTAACAGCAGTAATATTATCGTCACCGTAAGTGACAATACGAAAACGTTCTTTTATATCAACAATAGTTTTACCAGTTTCCAACAAAATATAATACGAAGCAACAAGTTGATACAAACTATTTAGAATAGCAGTAAGAGGATTACCAGAAGGATTACCATGATCCATAGCATAGACTTGGTTACCAGAAAGATGAAACGCATAGACAATATCAGAAAACAGAACCTGACGAATAAGTGCATTTTCAGGACCATCATGATACCATTCATTAACAATATCAAGCACAGACCACATAATTTGAGCGTGCAAAGTGCCATCATAATTAGAAAAATCGCCACAAAAAATATCATCAGAACAACCAGAAAGATACTTAGCCAAGACAGTCCATTCAGGACCATGAGGATTTATACCAACAGCCACACCATTAGTAATGCGACCATCCATAACAGATGCAGTGAAAGAACCGAAATATTTACGAACAAGGATAGTAAAGTCAAGAGGGGAGCCACTAAAAAGACGAGGTTTTTGATATTTATTATTCTCCTCTGTGCGCAGCTCATCTTTATAATGATCTGCCCACAGAGTGGGGGTGCGTATACCTTTACGTGCATTAGATTCACGTTCATCAATAGTAGTTTGAAGTCGTGGATTAATCCAGTGAGTGTTAACATTTAAATAACCCTTTTTACCAGGTTGAGAAGATTGCTGACGCCATGGGGTACCAGGAGAAGTAGTCATATCAAGAGAATCACAATATTTCAATGCAGGAGAACCAAAACAGGCTTCCTCATCATTCCAAAGAACTGGAACAATACGGGAGCTAGTGCGAATATTAGCCAAAGTGTATTTAGAAGCAACAGATAAATTCAATATATTTAGTTCATCAGTATCGGTTTGAATCAATTTTTCACGAGCACGATCTTTAACAAGTTTACCATCAACAGTGCCACCCAACCAAGCAGGAAGTTTGATTGGAGGACCGTCCCAGGAGTGCATAGGAGAAGGTTTAATAGATGAAATTCGAGGTTCAGTAACCCCAATAGCATTATAACCAAGGCCACTGAGAGATTGATATTTAGGATCAGAACGAGAAAGATCAAGATGGAGTGAATCAGTGGGACTAGCAATATGTGCAACGATATTAAAAGAATTAAGAGCATCATTCAACATTTCAGAACATAAAGCACTAGCAATTCCAAGACTTGCGTCGGAATCACCAGCAACGTGCATACCAATCAATTTTGTGGAATGACA